TGGAGGATGAGCTGCTGATTGCGGATCTGCTCATCAAAGATCCCAAGGCCATTGAGTGGGTCAACACGCGCCGGCCGCAATTGTCGAATGGCTATGATTCTGAATATGACGATTCCCCCGCGGGTGTCGGTCATTATATTCAACGGCAGATCCGTGGCAATCACACGGCGCTCGTTGACTATGGGCGCGCGGGTTCGCGCGTCTCGACGCGGGATAGTGTTTCATTTTTATCACCCCCAGAGGACAACACAATGAGTGTACGCACACGGTTTGGTCGGATTTTCAAACGAGCGCTCGATGCGGCAACGGCCAAAGACGCACGCGCACTCGATGAGGCAGCGGAGGAGATGGAGGACATGATGGACCCGGGCAACGTGAACAAGCTCGCCGAGTTCCACCCCTCGTCCGACTCCGAGAAACTGAAGGAGGCGATGGACTGGATTCGCGACCGCAAGGCGAAGGACGTTGCGGAGGAGGAGCGCAAGACGGCAGAGAAGAAGGCCGAGGATGCTCGCAAGGCGAAGGACGAGGAGGAGGAAAAGAAAAAGGCCGAGGATGCTCGCAAGGCGAAGGACGAGGAGGAAAAGAAGAAGGCCGAGGACAGCCGCCGCGCGACCGACACCGCCGCTCGTATGACGGATGTGATGTCGTTTGCGGAGGTGCTGTGCCCGGGGATCAAGGCTCCGACCCAGGACGCACTCAGCGTCGTCGATGCGATCCCGAACTTTCAGTTCCAGGCGATCACGGAGGCCTGCAAGAACGCGGACACGCTCAAGGTGATCGAATCGACGCTTGCCCCCTTGGGCCTGTCTTCCGTCGCGCAGATCACGAAGGACCATGCGCCCGCGGTGTTTGCGGCATCCACCGTATTGATGAAAGCGCGAAACAAGGGCGTGATGCCGGGGGTCAAGAAAACCGAGGACGGCACGGCGGGCAAGGCCGTCGATGCCAAGACGTTTTCCGACAAAACGACCTCCTTCTGGGATAAGGTCACGGCGACCGCGCCCGTAGCGTCCTCGAGTCGCACGTAATTTCGGCAGCGCACATTTAAGCTCACACACCAACGAGGTTTATCGATATGACTTCCAATGCCATTCTTTTCCGCGCTGCATACGCGATTCCCGGCATGCTCACGCGCGGCACGCACGACAACAAGATCGAGGCGCAAGCGTATAACACAGCGCTCGTCTCCTACCCGAGCACCGGCGCCGCGGGGCAGTTCCTGGCGTTCGGCTGGCCGGGGAAAATGTCCTCATCGCTTTTCGTGCCGCTCGCGGTCGTCGGCGATACGACTCCCTACGGCTGGCTCGTGCGGCCCTACCCGATTTCGGGCGCCAATGCCTCGGACCCGTTGGGCACGGCGGTGCCGAACTGTGCCGCGGGTGTCGCCGCCAACGTGCTGCGCTCCGGGTACATCGGCGTCTTCGTGCAAGCAGGTGCCTCCTCAGTGGCGCAGGGCGGCACGGTGTACATCCGCTATGCCAACGGCGCCGCGGGCACGCCCGTGGGCGGCATCGAGGGCGCGTATATTTCGGGCACGAACGTTGCGCTCACCACCTGGAGTGGCGGCGCGATGGGGTCGATGTTCATGGGTCCTGCGGATGCCAACGGGTACGCAGAAGTCGCCTTCAACGTCTAATTCAACCACAGCGTAAAACGGAGATAATTGAACAATGCGTAATCAAGATCGATCAATCAAGGCTGCGGTGAATGCGGCGATTGCCGCCGGGCGCTGCCCGACGGTCGTCAACGACCCGAACACCAAGCTCACGCACCGCGAAACACTGAGCCACAAGCGGGTGCATCGTGTGCATGACAGCCTGCAAACCTACGACCAGCAAGCCTTCGACAGCGCGGGCGTGTTCATGATCGGGGAACTTGAACGGCTCGACCAGGAACTGCACATGCCCTTGATCGAGTACACCTGGGGACGGGATATCGACACCCGCACCGATGTGACGATGGCGGATGAAATCAGCTCTTTCACCAACAGCAATTTCGCGGTGACGCAGGGCATTCCGGGATCGAACAAGTCCTGGAGCGGCAAGACATCGACGGCCATCGCAGGGCTCGGGGTCGATATCGGCAAGACGACTCAGCCGTTGCCGATTTGGGCGATGGAGGTCTCGTGGACGATCCCTGAACTGCTGTCCGCGGCGCGTCTCGGGCGTCCGCTCGATACGCAGATGTTCGAGTTCATGCAAGAGAAGTGGCAGATGGACGTGGACGAAGAAACGTACATGGGCGACTCCGTGCTCGGCATGAACGGGATGTTCAACCACACCTCGCTCACCAACACGGGCAACGCGGTCAACGGTCTGTGGGCCTCGGCATCCCCGGCACAGATACTCGCCGACATCAACTCGCTGTTGACGAGCGTGTACACGACGGCGGGCACGAAGGTCGTGCCGAACCGCCTGCTCCTGAGTCCGACCGAGTATACGTTGCTCGTCTCGACGCTCATCAGCACGGCGGGTACCACGTCGATCCTGAAGTTCGTGCTCGACAACAACGCGACGCTCGGCGTGGGCGCGGAGCCGTTGAAAATCTTCCCCTGCAAGTGGCTCGTCGGCACGGGCAACACGCTCGGGGGCGTGGCGGGCAGGGGTCCCACGACCACGAACTCGATGTACGCCTACGACAAGAACCGCAAGCGCATCCGCATGCCGATTGTCCCTTTGCAGCGCACGCCCATCGAGCCGCGCGGTATTCGGCAAATCACGACCTACTTTGGCCGCTTGGGCGGCGTGGAAATGGTGTACCCGGAGACCTGTGGCCGTCGGTCGAATCTCGCGTAAGTCTCGTTTCGTTTAAGACGTTTTCAACAAGGGGTCAAAGCAAATGGCTATCCGTAATGTGCTCAAGTCCTTCCGCTTCAGCCGCCCGCACGCGGCAGGAGCGGTCCGCAATGGTGTTCCGCCCGAACTCGTGTTTCATCCCGGGGTGCAGGAGATTGACGATGACGTGCTCGCGCACCCCTGGGTTGCGGCCGGGGCGGATGGGTGTATCGAGTCGGAGGAGGAAGCGGAGATTCGGGCAACGAATCTTGCGGAAGCGGCGAAGCTCTCACAGCAACTCGCGAATGAGGCGAATGTGAGGGCGCGGGCGGCGTTCAATAATCTCGTGGCCGCGCACAACCGCACATCACCCAATGCGCCGCTCGATGAGCGTTCGCTCGATCTGCCGTTGTCCGTGTTACAGGCGCGGCAGGATCGGCCGCTGACGAGTGAGGAGGAACAGGGGCTGGTAGCGCGGGCACAGGAGGAGCGGCATCAGGCCATGGTGGCGACGAATGCGTCGCAAGCCGCGATGCATCAGAGCGAGGACGCCTCAAAGCTCAAGCGCAAAAAGGCGTAAGCGCGCATGTCAGTCACCCCGCAAAGTTTCCGCAGTACGTTTGGCGAGTTCGCCGATCCTCAGGCGTACACGGATGCCGCCATCACGACATGGATCAATAATGCGGTTGCGTTGCTCGATGAATGCCGCTGGGGCACGATGCTCGACTACGGCACCATGCTGTACGTCGCGCATGTGCTCGTCGTGCGGCGGCGCTCTGCGCTCGCGAGCGCCGTGGGAGGGGTGCCGGGCGAGGTCAAGGGGCCGCTCACATCGCGTACCGTGGACAAGGTGTCCACGTCGTTCGACTCCCAAGCCGTGACGTTTGATGCGGCGGGATTCTACAACTCAACGACCTACGGCCTGGAGCTGTGGCAGCTCATGCTGCAATTTGGCGCGGGACCGTTGCAGGTCACGCAGCCCTGGGGCGACCCCTCCAACACGGATGGGGGCGGGTTTTGGTTCGGCATGCTGCCCGGGCAATGAAGCAAATAGGGCAGCGCGTGTATGTGGTCGAGGACACGAGCGCGGAAGTGTTCGAGGCGCTGCGGGAGATTACGCGCCTGCAGGTGTTGATCGGCATCCCGGAAGCGAATGCGCCCCGGGAGGACTCGCCCATCAATAACGCGACGATTGGGTACTTGATGGAGTTCGGGTCTCCGGCCGCGAACATCCCTGCGCGGGCATGGCTCGTGCCGGGAGTCGAAAAAGTGCTGCCCAAATGCCTGAAGTACATTGAAGCCGCCACCCAAGCGGGCTTCGACGGGGACAAAGGCAAGATGAGGCAGTACCTGAATGCCGCCGGCATCATCGGGGCCGAGGGCGCGAAGAATGAAATGCGCACCGGGAATTTCGTGCCCCTGAAGCCCTCCACGATAGCCGCCCGGCACCGGCAGCGACAGGACGCCGCACCACGGCAGAGCGAGAAGGACTACATGAAATTTTACTACCAGTTGAAGGACGGGGGCGCGAGCCCTGAGCAAGCCGCCGCGGTGGCGCAGGAGGAGGTCGGGATACACCCCCTGCTCAATACGCTCGAATTGCTGCACTCGGTCACGTATGTCGTGCGGGATGAGGATCACGAGGCCTACGCTTAAATGCCGCTCATCGACATGACAGACGCCCTGACGGACCCCGATTTCATGGACACGTTTACGGTCGCCCGGCAATCGCAGACGATTAATTCCTCGGGCTTTGCCGTCAACACGCCGACCGTCACGCCCCCGTTGTATGGGGTTGTGACGAGTGACCGAGGCAAACGGTTGCAGCGGGGCACGGACGCGGAGCGTATTGCTCAGACGATTACGATCATCACGACGTTTGAATTGTCCGCAGGCGCCGGCACAGGGCAAACGGCGGATGTCGTGAACTGGAACGGGCAGCAATACACCGTCACGCATATTGACGATTACTCCCGGTTTGGGCAGGGGTTTATCCAGGCCACCTGCGAGCTTCAGTCGGTGAACGGATAAACACACATCAATTATTGGAGTGAACTTGAATGAGTAACCTTGGCCTTTCCGTCAACGATGTCGTTAATGGCACCGTCTCCTTGTCGCCAAGCGCCGCCGCAACGCGCAATTTTGGCATCCCGCTGATACTCGGGGATTCGGGTGTCATCGACACTCAAACGCGCTTCCGCATCTATTCCTCGCTCACCGCCGTCGGGGGCGATTACGGGGGCACGTCGCCCGAGTATCTGGGCGCGCAAGAGTTTTTCGAGAACAATCAGAGCGGCACCGTATACGTCGGCGCCTGGGCGGCGAATCCGACATCCGCGTGGCTCGTCGGCGCTGTGCTGTCCTCCGCGCAGCAAGCCATCGCGAACTTCAACACGATCTCCAATGGCGGCATTGTCATCATTATCAATGGCTCGACGCACACGATCACGAACCTGAACCTTACGGGGGTCACGAACCTGAACGCGGTGGCCTCTGCGTTGACGATTGCCCTCAATGGGGCAGCGACGTGTACGTGGAATGCCAACAATAACTTTTTCCAGATTCTGACCACGTTGACGGGACCCACGGCCTCCATCGGCTTTGCCACGTTGGGCGCGGGCACGGACCTGTCTGTGTTAATGGGATTGAGCGCCACCGTCAGCGGCTCGTATGTGGTGCCTGCGATTGCGGCGGAAGCGCCGCTGGTGGCCGCGCAATTGCTCGCGACCATGACGACGGGTTGGTATGGGCTGTCGTTCAAATCGACTACAGCGATCACGGATGCGCAGCACACGGCGGTCGCGAACTTCATACAAGCCGTGTCGCCGCCGAGGATCTACGGCATCACGACCGCGGAGGGGGCTGTGCTCAATGGCGGCACGGGCACGAGCATCGGCAATTCGCTCACGCTCAACCGCACGTATTGCCAGTACAGCTCTGCGACGCCCGCCGCGGATCTCGCGGCGTTTGGCATCGCATTCACAACCAATTTTCTCGCCGATGATTCCCTGTACACCCTGATGGCGAAGGACGAGTTGGGCGTGCTCGCAGAGAACCTGACCGAGACCCAGGCCGCGAATCTGAAGGCGGCTAATTGCAACGTGTTCGTCGAATACAACAATGGCAAGGCCATTTTGCAATGGGGCACGATGACGGATGGCACGTACTTCGACGTGATCCACGGCACCGATTGGCTGTCGAATGCGATTCAGGTGGCTATCTTCAACTTGCTGTATACGAATCGCAAGTTGCCGCAAACGGACGCGGGCGTGAGTCAAATCGTGGCCACGATTGCCCTGCAATGCGCGCAGGGCGTGGCGAATGGGCTGATTGCCCCGGGGACCTGGAACGGTCCGCCGATTGGGCAGATTGCCACAGGGGACTTTTTGCCCCTGGGGTATTACATCTATGCGCCCCCGGTCTCCTCGCAATCGCAGTCCGCACGCGCCGCGCGTCAGTCGCCCGTGTTGACCTGTTGCATCAAACTCGCGGGCGCCATCCACACGGTCAACTACATCCTCAACGTCAATCAATAAGGAGTTTACTTCCATGCCGACTTATTCATTCAACGATGTGACGGGCTCACTCGTCGGCCCCACGGGCTCGACCCCTTTGGGGTACGGAGAGGCGGTCACGGACGAGGGCATATCCATCGAGCCCAAGGGCGACAAGAACACGATGGAGATCGCGGCCGATGGCAATGGGCAGCATTCGCTGCACGCTGACAATTCGGGCATCGTCACGATTCGCTGCCTGAAGACCTCGCCCCTCAACGCCGTGCTGCAAGCCATGTACGATGTGCAGACATCCTCCTCCGCGCTGCATGGTCAGAACCTGATTACCGTCGCCCACGCGCCCTCGGGCGACATGAACACGGCCGAGCAGTGCGCCTTCTCGAAAAAGCCGCGCGTCGTGTACGGCAAAGTGGCAGGGCTGATGGAGTGGATGTTCGAGTCGATCAAGGTCCACTCGGTGCTGGGCACGTACTAAGAGCACGTAACCGATGAGTCTCACACCGACAGAATTCACGAAGGACGGCGTGCGGTATCGCATGCGGGCGCTCAACGTCATTGAGCAGTTGCACCTCAACCGTAAGATCGCCCCCCTGTTGCCGCCGTTGATCCCCGTGTTGATGAAATTGGTTCGGGATCGCGCGGCGGAGGGGGAGGAGAACGCGTTCAACCTCGATGTCGAGGGTCTCGCGGCGCTCGCCCTGCCGTTCGCCAATTCGATTGCGGACATGAGCAATGAGAAGGCGGAGGAAATCATCACGATGTGCCTGGGCACGATTTCGCGTTACATCGAGCAGGGCAATGCCTGGATGCCCGTATGGATCGCGAATGCCAAGGCGAGCACCTATCCTGAGTTCAACTCGCTTCACACCGCACTGCCGTTCGTGCTCGAGGTCATCAACAATGCGCTCGGCCCTTTTATTCAAGGGTTCCTTTCCAAGGCGGATACCAAGGAGCCCGAGATGAAGACAACGCTCTAGAATGGGCAGAGCTGCCCGAGGGGGAAAGCTGGATTCTGTTCCCCGTTGAGCACGGGATGTGCAAGTACGAAAGCCTGAAGGACGGCAGCCTCGATCTCGCGGACATCGCCCGCATGAATGACGCGATACAGGTCAAAGCGATTAACGCGCGCATTGCGAACGGAGAGGACAAGTGGCAGACACGACGATCAAAAGCTTCCTAATCAAGCTCGGGTACAAAACCGACGAGTCTTCGATTAAGAAGTTTGAGGACGGCATCGTGCATGCCACGAAAATCGTCGTGGGGTTTGCGGCCGCAGTGGAAGCAACCGCAGTGGCGGTGGCGGTCGGGGTGGGCAGGTTCGCGAACAACCTCGAGGCGCTGTACTTTGCATCCGTGCGCACGGGGTCCGCCGCCGGCAATCTCAAAGCCTTCGACCGTGCTGCTCAGTCCTTCGGTGCGAGCGCAGGGCAGGCACTCGGGAGCGCAGAGGCGCTCGCGCGATTCTTCCGCCAGAACCCCGCGGGCTCCAGCTACGTCAACGCGCTTCTTGGACAGATCGGTGAGTCGGCGTACGACAAATCGGGGAAGCTCAAAGAGATCCCCGAACTGATAACGACGATC